TTCTGACCCCACTGCTTCTTCATGAGAGCAGTAGCGTACTTCTTCACAAACATATCATTATACATTTCCGTGGCATCTGTAGGATCAATAAGACGATGACACTCAATAAGAATGTTAGATCCTGTTTTGAGAAAGTCTTTGTCTAGATCCATGTAAAGACGATCACGACGCATTGTATATCTGAACTGCTGGAAGCTTCCATTATTCAGAACCATATCTAGAGTTTCTAGATACTGCTTGTTCATATAATAGTTGAGAATATCAAGTGATCCAAATGCATAAAGATCATTCAAGAACAACTGATACTCAACACCAAAGAGATTAGAACGGATTGAATTACTGACAAGACCAAATACTCTGGTGATACCAACTACATGATCTGGGACTGGAATGTAATTTGTGGTTTCTTTCCAGTCAGTCGTACCGCTAGTTGTTGTTACACTAGCAGAAAACCTTGTTTTATCGTCAGCAGTGATTTCGTGGAATAGATATGCACGCTCCATGCCATTGTAGCAGTTCTCTTGGAAGAACTGAATGGTGTCATCAATAACGTTGTTTACCTGTTCGTCATCAATGTTTACTTGTAGGACAGGCTCACCAAGCTGCCTCTTACAATATGTGATGAGTTCAGCTCTTGAATTTGGAGATGCCATTACACACAAAAAATCCCTTCTTACCTATTTAGGAAGAAGGGATTTAGTATTTATTCAGTTGGTGCTTCTTCTGCTGGTGCTTCTTGTTCACCTTCTAGAAGACCTAGAGTTTCAAGACCACCCTCTAGTTTAATTTTATATTCTTTCGCTTTTACTAGATTTTTTTCTAGTTCTGCAATCTGTTTTTCTGTGGTAGCAATTTGCTCCTCAAAATTTTTCTTTAGTGCTGTAGGGTCCATAGTAATCAAAAATAATATTGTATATGTTTATTTAGGTGCTGCTCCATTTGGTGGAGTAGGTCCTTTCTCTATTAACAAGTGAGCTTGTGTTAACTCATCTGGTTTTTTATCTTCGTACATTTTAATAGCACGAGGATCTAGTCTTTCAACTACATCTTTATATTCTTCAACAATCGGTTCGGCAATTTTCCAGAAAAATCCTTCCTTACCAGGGATAATTCCATGTGCGATATCAATTGCTAATGCAACTAACAATTGATCTCCAAACACAATACCAAGTTTTCTGCGGAATTCAACTTCTCTAGTTGTTGGTGCAGATTTTCTAACTAGGAGTTCTGCTGTTTCCAGCTCAATCCCATGTCTCCCTTCCATATCAATTGACATTTTTTATACAAGATGGTATACTGTAATGTATTTAGAATTATATCACATAGATGTCTAATCAACCACCTAGGATTGAAACTTGGTTTCCAAAAACCATTTATATTCGGGATGATGTATGTACTGAGACGCTATCAAAGTTGGAAGAAAAGTGCAAAAAAATTGAAACAGTAAAGACTGAAAGTTTTCAGGTTAATTCAACACATCTAACTAACAGATATCTTCATAAAGAAGAAGAGTTTTCTGAGTTGTCATCTGCCATTATGGAAAATTTTGCTTTCTATATGGATCGTTTGGGATACTGTGAAGACTACATCTCCCAGTGTTTTATTGGAAACATGTGGTGTAATACAAGTGATCAAGGTGGTTTTTTGTTTCCGCACTCTCATCCAGGGTGTATAATGGCAGGAGCATACTATGTAAAAACAACGAATGAGAATCAGATTACTTTCTATGATTCAATTAACCCTCCTTTTGAACCACCTAAATATGACAACCCTCTAAATTGGTCTACCACAAAATACGATTGTGTTCCTGCTAGACTCCTAATGTTTAGGAGTAATATGATTCATGGAACCACTCGGCAAGAAGAAGAAGGAGAAAAAATTGTAATCTCTTTCAATATTGTAAAAGCTATTGAGAAATTTTGATATGGATTTAGAAGCACAGATTGATGGTATTTTTCCCTCATACATTTTTAACTTTGACTTGTCAGATAAAGTTGATTGGAAAAAACTAATCCCCATTCTAGATGAAGAAGTTGATAAAAGACATCAACTAGAAGAACAACAAAATTCAGAAAAATTTAAAGATCCTATCCCATCTCAAATGGCACAAACTGTCATTGTAAGAGCTGTGCAAACTCTTGATAGAGAATTGCATAGACGACAAGAGTTTGCTGAACTTACTGCATGGATCAAAATTTGTCTTGAATACTACAGAAAAAGATTTGAAATGCAGTGTGAAAAACTTGAACCCACTTTGATGTGGGGAAATAAGTCAATTAAACATGCTCAGCACCACGCACACTTTCATACCATGTCTCTGATCTCTGGAGTTTTTCATCTTCATGATGGTATTGGAACATGTTTTATGGATCCAGTAGAACAAAAACTTAGAGGTCTTCAAGTATTTGATAAAACTACAAATGATACTTGGAGTCCTAGAGCTTATCCAGGGCAATTAGTTCTGTTTCCTGCATACATGAAGCATTACACAGAACCACACCAAGGAGATGATCCAAGGTGGTCAATTGCATTTAATAGTTTCCCCTCTGGAAAGTGTAATTGGGATGAGCATGATAAAATTATTGCTGTAGATCTTACTGTAAATTGATGGAAGACATTAAATTTGGCATACCATTTTACACATACAGTATTTCTGACTGGGAGACTAAAAAAGAAATTATTTTAAATAGTCTCCCAGATTTTAAAAACTACAAACTAGAGAAGTCAAAGAACAGTGGTCATGGAGATAAAAATCATTATACCGATTATTTTGATAATTTAGAAAAACCTCCAGAGTATGCCAAACCTGTTTTAGAATGTATAAATGATGAAATTCTAGAATTTTGTAGATCAACAAATGATAGTTGGAATCTAACTTCTATCTGGTTTCAAACTTACGAAAAGTATAATAACTTTTCTGTTCATAACCATGGACTAGAAGGTTGGAGTGCAATCTTGTATGTTGAATTTAACGACAGTGAGCACTCTCCAACTACTTTTTACTCACCACATCTTTCTTGGGAGAGAGGTACTTTGGGACAATATAATTCTCATGTTCCCAAAGTTAAGGAAGGAGATCTTGTTATCTTTCCTGCTATGATACAGCATGAAGCTTCATCAAACATGAGTGACAAAAGAAGAACAATTATTTCCTTTAACCTAAAATGAATTTTATTGAAGTCTATGACAATGCTCTTTCTCCAGAGTTGTGTAAGGAGATAATCAACTATTTTGAAGAGTGTCCAGATGATCTGAAACGCAAAGGTCAAATATATGGAAGAGATTATAATGACATAAAAGTAGACAAAGATTATAAAGACTCTACAGATATTTGGATGAATTTTCACAACTGGACAGAACCAGATAAAATTCTTGCTTCTACTCTCCTTACATATATTAAAAAGTATAGAGAAAAGCATAATGAGATTGATAATGTATCTCCTTGGGAACTGAGTGAATTGTATAATTTACAAAAATATGAACCAGGACAAGCATATCATTCTCCACATTGTGAAAATGTAGACGGTCCTTCTCCTAGAATTTTGGCATGGATGTTTTATTTAAATACAGTTACTGATAAAGGTGGAACTCACTTTACTAACTGGGACATCACAACTGATGCTGTTGAGGGAAGGTTAGTAATCTGGCCAGCGTATTGGACTCACACACATCATGGAGTCATGAGTGAAACTCAAACAAAATATATTGCTACTGGGTGGTATGATTTTGTAAACAAAGTAAGTTTGGATGACATTTTCAATGCAGCAATTAAACAAACTCAGTGATTTTATTTTTATAGAAAAATCTATACCTGATAATATATGTGATTATATTCTAGAAGAATTAGAATCTAATCATTGGGAAAAACATCAATGGGGATCTACAACTGGTAGATTATCTGAAAAAGAAGAGACATCTAAAGAACCAGATGTAACTTATTCAAAACCTCTTGATTCAATTTTAAATTCTTTTGTTGTGCAGACTGCTAAAAAATATCAGCAGATGTACTCAGACAAATCATGCAAAAATACATCTGAATTTATATTTTCACTTTCAGAAATTAGATTTAATCGTTATCATATTGATCAAAAAATGGATATGCATTTTGATCATATCAAAAGTTTGTTTGATGGAACTAATCCTGGTATTCCCGTACTTTCTTTTGTTGGAGCACTTAATAATGACTATGCTGGTGGAGAACTGGTGTTCTGGGAAGATTATTCTATAAAACTAAAAAAAGGGGAAGTGGTATGCTTCCCCTCTAATTTTTTATATCAACATAGAGTAAATCCAATACTCAGTGGAGTAAGAGATACTTTTGTTTGTTGGGCGTGGTAATTAAACTTTATATCTGATAATAACAATACCAGATCCACCAGATCCTGCAAAAGTTCCACCACCATTTCCACCACCATTGTTGTTAGAAGAACCACCGCCTCCACCACCGCCAGTATTAGCAAGACCATTACTAGCAGCTTGGTTGTAGTTAGGATCCCAGTGTGATCCTTGACCACCACCGCCACCTTTGTTATTTGGTCCGCGTGAACTATTTGTGGTGTAGTAGTATTGACCACCATCACCACCACCACCAAACCAACCTCTATTTCCAGAAGTTCCATTAGTTTCTGTGGTTCCCCAATATTCAAATCCAGGGAAATATCTACCAGGACCACCAGCACCAGGGGCAAAAGCTGACCATCCTTTTACGGTTGCTGGCCAGTTAACTTGACCATAGTCAGTATTACTACCATTACGACCTAATTCATATCCTCCGCATCCACCACCACCAGCACCTTCATGTGGTTGTCCATGAGTATAATCTTGCCCATGACCATTCATTCCATAATATCTGGGAACAAATCCACCATCTCCACCACCATTTCCTGATGGATAATTTCCATTATTTTTTCTATTGTAAGGTCCGTTGTGTGGTCCAACGCCAAATGTATATCTACCTCCACCACTATTACCATACCCATATCCACCGTAGTTTCCTTGGGTACATCTACCACCAGTGTTATGAGTTACCCAAGACTGAACACCTGTGTAGTGGTCTCCAGATCCACCACCACATCCACCATCTCTTTCTTCTAAAGCATCATAAGTTCCCCAATAATTCGTAGTTGTTTTAGTTCTCTGCTCATTATTGGTGTAGAATGATTCCATTCCACCACCGCCACCTATCGCAAGGAATGTGATTTGAGCGTCATCAGTTTTTCTTAAATAACTATTTTCTCCTCTACGACCATGGAAGAAAGTTCCGTCTCCTTGTCCTGTGTAGTAATAACCAGATGTGTTGTATGATCCAGGAGGACCAGCTGCACCACCAGCACCTACTTTTACTTCATAAGTTCCTGGTACTGGGAACCATTGTGGTTGCCAAAGAATTCCTCCAGCACCACCACCGCCTCCGCCTGAGTGGGATCCGCCGCCACCGCCTCCGCCAGCGACAACTAGAACTTCAGCATATGCTTGGAAACCAACAGATGTAACAGTAAATGTACTTGTGCCTGATGTATTTGTAAATACATGATATTTCCACCCGTTTCCTGGTTCAGAAACAGTTCCTCCACTAGCAACTACTTTTCCTTTACCAAGATTCAACCACCCATCATTTGCAGTTAAAACTTGAGCTGCATTAGTATTTGTATTATAAATGATAGCTCCAACCGCATGATTGGTAGCATTTCTTTCCGCTGTTGTTTGCAGAGGAACTGTGAATGCCTCTGACGGTCTTAAAGTACCTACGTTTAACTGTGACATCTTTGATCAAATTTGATAACGGACAATAACAATACCAGAACCACCTCTTCCTGCGCTGTGCTGACCATCGTTGTTAGAGGAACCACCGCCTCCACCACCGCCAGTAGCATTTACAGCATCTTCTCCATAAAGACCATAACCAGTAGATCCACCACGACCACCGCCGCCATAGTAACCACCAGTAGTGTTGTTTGCTCTATTAGCAGAACCTCCACCAGTTGTGAAGTAACCACCGCCGCCTCCACCAGCAAACCATCCTGATGGGAAACCATATGGAGAGAACTGGTTAAATTGTTTTCCAATACCTCCATTACTTGCGGTATCTGATGCTCCACCAGTTGAAACTCCACCAGCTCCGCCACCGCCAGCGCCTTCATGAGGACTAGAATGTCCACCATCTTCACTAGTGGTAGGACCGCCAGTTCCTCTACTTCCGCCTGGGTTGCCGTAGTATGTTCCACCAGCATTATTTCCTTGGAGATTATTTCCTCCAGTCCATGCTGTACCGCCAGGTACATTTCCTGCTCTGGTAGCTGGCCACATGTCTCCGCCACCACCACCTGATCCACCATTTTTATAGATGGAGAAGTAGTAGAAACTTTCATTTCCTCCACCACCACCAATAGCATGAATATTATCAAAATAACTATCTCCACCTGGTCTACCATGTGAAGAAGAATCGTTGGAAGTGTTTGCGTTGTATCCTGTTCCAGCAACACCACCGTCACCAACAACAACGTTGTAAGTTCCAACAGCAATAGGATATGAAGTATGGTGAACAAGTCCACCAGCTCCACCCCCTCCACCACCGCCGTGGGAACCACCACCGCCGCCGCCACCAGCAACAACTAGGACTTCTGCAGTTGTTCCAGCGGGTGCCGAGGTAACGGTAAATGCGCTTGTTCCTGGTTGTGTGAATGCGTGCATCTTAAAGTTTCCTGCTACAGAAACAATTCCTCCAGATGCTTCAATACCACCCTGACCTGTAGAAATCCAAGAAGTTCCATCATAAATTTCAACGGTTCCACTATCGGAATTGAAGATCATTAAACCGACAGTGCCAGTCGGTCTATTAGCAGCAGTATAAGAGGGAAGTTCAATACCAACACTCACGTTGAGCTTATCTACATTTAGAGATGACATGTTCTATAACTCTTGTATCGTACTTATTTATTAGATATTTATCTGATTGTCCAGTTACCACCCTGATTAATAGTAACTTCTTTTCCTTGTGCAATTGTCAATTCACCAAAGGAGATAATATTTTCTCCATTTTTAACCACAACTGTCTCATCAATTGTCTGCTTGACTTTCTTGAATATTCCATAACTATCAGTCCACTGTTCAAAACCATTAGCAGATAATGTTGCTTTAGCAGGTAGAAGTTGAATATGGATATTTTGTGCAGTGCTATTATTTGTTGTAGTATATGTACCACCAGATGTTGGAGTGCCATTAATTTGAAGGTAGTCAATCAAACCACCGCTAGTATTATCAACATAAATGTTTCCACTAGGACCTCCACCAGATCCACCATCACCACTCAACCACGCAAGGTTATAAATCTTACCTTCAGTTAGATTTGGCGAACCAACAGTTGCTTCTGCAGCAGCAAAATCAAATTCTAAAATTTCACCTGTTGTTCCACCAGTTGGAGTCTTAACTTTTGCACCATATTGTACTGTGTAATTACCAACTGATGTTTGCTCAACAATTAAAACCCACCAATAGTATTGTCCAGGATTGAGTCTTCTAAACTTAACAGCACCATAGACTTCTTGTGGATCAAGAACAACTCCTCTGTCAACACCAAAGTATCCAGGCGAGAACCATTGAGATCCACCAGTTAGTGTTTGATCTCCTTTGAATTCTCCATTATCAATGTCAATGTCTCCACCAACAACTAATTCTGCCGCAGGAGCAGTGACCGCAGTAGATTCTGGACCAATACCAACCTTAGACAATCTGTAAATGTCAAGTTGATTAGTAGATATTGTCCATCTAGAAGTTACAAATTCCTCATTGTTTTGGAAGAATTGACCGTTAAGGTTCATATCACCCTGAACATTCAGGATGTAATCTCTATTGACATTAGGTGTGACTGAAGTATCTGTACCAGAAGTAACGTTAGTATTAATACCAACTCTATTGTTTTCACCCCTGATAGAAAGTGCGGGTGGTTGAGCTGGCGTCGCCAAACTCTTCCAATCAACTCCACCATTAGATTGAGATGCATAGATCTCAAACATATCGGCACCACCACCAATATTAGATCCTAGACGGAATCCTCTACCACCACCAGAACCAGAAGCACCACCTCTGAATTGTAAATCTGCTTCTTGGTTTGCAGTTCCTTTTGCAATTCTTACACTGTTAAGTACATGTGAAATATCAGTGTAAGTATTTTGCCATCTATTAGCATCAGCACCAAGGTCCTGAGCACTATCAGCACCAGGAAGAACATCTCCACCATTGCTAATCGTCAATCTAGTAGCAGAAGTAGAAGTAGCAGTTCTGGTTCTAATGATCAATGAACCAACATTAGCACTTGATCTCTTAGCTGTAATACCCCACTGAGCAGCAGCAGAAGCACCATGTTGCAAGACGATACCAGATTCACCACCATCTACTTGATTGTATACACTTGATTGATAAAGTGTTGTTTGTGAAGACAGTGCTAATCCAGACTGGAAGTTAAGAGAACCAGCAGAGCTATAAACGTTGAACTTAACTGCATTAGCATCTGCAGTCTGACCAATATTTACTCTATTGTTAGTAGAGTTAACGTATAGAGTTCCACTATCAACGGTTAGATCAGCACCAACAGTTGCGTTTCCACCGATATTGAGAGCACCTGATCCTTGAACTGTTAGATTATTATTACCAGTGATCGTTAGAGCACCAGTCATTGTATCACCAGTCTTCAATACGTTGAGTGAAGAAGCACCTGTGATACTCGCTGTGATTGTTCCAGCAGAGAAGTTTCCATTAGTATCTCTCACTACAGCAGACTTGAGTGCTGCTGTAGAAGCTACATTTGAAGAATTGAACGCTACGTTACCTGCGTTCCAAATAATATTGTTATTTACCTTAAGTTCGTTTTCATTGAGAACTTTGAACTCAAGACTACCAGATCCCTCAGTTGCACTACCACCATCAGCAATAATGGCAGAGTTATAAGATGGAAGACCATTAGCATCTACTGCTTGTGCTTGAGAAGAGTTGAAATAGATATGTGGATTTGTGGCAAAATTGCCATCATATCTACCAAGTCTTAAGAAACCATTTCCAGAATCATTCCCAAGTTCTGCATATTGTGTAGTGTTGCTATCATAAATTTCATAGTTTTCAAAGTTTCTTTCGTCACCAGCAACACCAAGGAATACAGCAGACTCAAGGTTACCACCAGAAGCAAGTCTACCAATGAGCATTGTATAGCTATTGGAAGAATCATTTTGGTCATTTAATTGTTGTGCATCATCAATGAAGAAATCACCGATATCCTGCTTATTGATATTGTAAATATTAATTTGAGAACCTGGTTCAAAATCTCCACCAGGACTAATGTCAAGAACTTGTCTTACTAGAATCCTGTAAGCAACATCTGTTCCAGTGTAAGACTTAATTTCAATACTGTTTCTGAACTTAGTAGAACTTCTCCATGTTGGAAGTCTTGTATCAAAAATTTCATTTTTCTTGATATTCCAACCATCTTGATACCACTCACCCTCTTTATTATCAAGTTTGTCAGCATCTAGACCAGAGTCAATACCTTGGTTACCAGAGTTCCAGATTTCATACCAAGATCCATAAGTTGTTACTCCATCTCCAGAACCACGGAGATACATTCTATCATCATTACCAAATGCCAGTTGTCTTACACCACCAAACGTAGCATCAATACCAGACTCACCATTACGAAGAGTCATGACTAAATGCTTAGCAGAGTTAGCACTTCCAGTATCAACACTTGGGAATGCAGTCAATAGACCGTTAGAGCTATTGAAGACAGTTGAAAGAGTTAAACCTTGAACGGCATCACTTGGAGCAGGATTAGAAGTTGGGTTGTTAACACCACTATCAACACGAAGTGTATTGGTAGATCTACCACTAATATCAATACTATACGTTCCACTAGCAAGTTTATCAGGGTTGATACTACTATCAACGAAGAATGCACCGTTAAGGTAGTAAGATCCTTGCTGACCATCTAGTAAGTCAGCATCAAGTCCACTGTCAGGACCAGTTTTAATTGTGATAGAACCATTTCCTTCTTGTCCAATATTAAACTGAGACTTTCTAAATCTCGCAACACCAATTGTTCCAAATTCATCAGCAGAAATTGTTAGATCAGAAACTCTCTGGATGTCAACGGCAACATTAGCAAACTGTTTATTTACAGTGCTAACTTTTGCGAGGAGAACTAAATTAGATCCAGAACCAATTGCTCCTGGATTTGGTGTTACTTGGAAATCAGCATTGTAACCAGAACCAGCGTTTGTTACTGTAGCATCAGTAATTTCTCCACCACTAATAATTAAGTTGACTCTTAAGTCAGTTCCAGATCCACCATCAAGACCAATATCAAAATACTGACCATCTGTATATCCAGATCCAGGGTTAGCAATTACAACACTGTCAACAAAATTACCAACTGTATTTGAGGAATCAAATGTTAGAGGCGAAGCTCCTCTCTGGAATTGAATTACACTTCCTGCAGGAAGTGTTGCAGTAAGAGGATTATTAATAGAAACAGTTGTCAATCCACCAACAGTGGTGACACCGTTAATACTAGTGTTTGCTGCAATACCAGCTTGATCAGCTACAACTGCGTGACCAATTAAAGCATTTTGATTGCTTTGGAAAATCAGTGCATTAGCACCAGTTGATGCTTGAGTGAATAATCTTGCAAAATACCTTGTTTCAGCACCTTTAATAGATTGTACCGCAGGAGCAAAGTTTTGGTCACCACGGAGGAAGGTGAAGGAGTTTGCCGCACCGCCTGTTGCTAATCTATCTGTCTCAATAGTACCAGATGTGATGTCAGATGCAGCAATCTGGTTAGAAGATAGTGATACCCAGTTATTGATATTTGTAGAAGATGTATTGACAACTCTACTAATGTTGATAGTATTTGCAGGCGAATCGCTGTCTTCAAATGTATCAGTATCAAGAATCTTGATATTGTTTACAATATCACCATACAATCTACTTTCAATTAAACCAACACCAGTCGCTTGCGTTCCCGCTCCAGGAGGCGCTTGGAATGTAATTACTGGTTGTGTTGTATAACCTTTACCACCAAATAATCCTGCATTTTCTTCAATAGTAACAGTAACAACTTCACCATTTGCGATGGTACAAGTTGCAGTTGCTGCTACTGCTCCAGCTGATGGGTTACCACCAGAAATAGTTACAGTAGGAGCAACAGTATATCCAGAACCACCATCTGTAATAGTAATTTGATGTAGAACACCTTGTCTGTATTCGGTAGCTTGAATTCTTCCTGTAGAAGGAGAACCAGTATAAACATCATTGAGGTTGAATACAAGACTGGAATCAACTTGGAATCCTAAGAATAAACTCTCAAGGTCATTGTTTAAGATGAATGACTGTGATGTATCCTGTTGAATTGCAATGTCACCAGCAAGTGCTCCTTCAATCTTAAGTCTATCTGCTTGAGTTGCAACAGTGAAGACTTGGAAAGGTCTTAGAGCAGGAATCTGGTCAATAGAAATCTTACCAGAGTCAGTTAATTCAACCAGTGCTCTAGGAACAGCGTTCGTAGAATATGGTTTGTTGATGTAAGGACCTAAGTTATTAGTGATATAATCCTTAACTGCTTTCTGAGTTGGTAGTTTAGAATCACTAGTGTTAGCACCGCCAAGTGTGTTGCTATTATCAAATCCAGTAACAACAACATCACCACCTTTAAGTTTCAAGAATTCAACTTCAGAGATCGTAACAGTACCAGTGAAGGTAATGTTACCAGTTCTGTTCTCAATTCTAGCAAATGTACCAACCTTAAAGTCACCTAGTTCGTCAGTACCAGAGACATATACACGACCATAGTTTTCAGATACTTGCTCATTTGCCTCAACTTTAGTACCACCGTTCTCAGGTAGTGCAAGATAGTTGTTACCAGAACCAGCAAATTCCCAAGTGTGAGAAGAAGAGTTAACGATAGATGGTCTATGTAATCTGACTGTTGCATTCGCTGCAGCAGCTGGTGTTAGTGCAGCTTGTAATGCTGTTAGACCAGAGATAGTATTACCAGTTGACTCTTCAATAAGGGTTAATCCATTACCAATACCATCATCAAGTGTAATAGTTGCAGAGAAAGGAGGTCCAACAGTAACACCACTTACAGCATCAATAAAGAATTCTTTGTCTGGATCAGCATTTCTGAAACCATCAATTTTGACAATATAATGCTCAAGTGGTTCTCTACCAATACCACCAATTGTCATGGTAGTTCTTCCAGTTGGAGTTTGAGATACTACATTAACTGTGCCTGCATCAAACTCATATGGATCTTTACGGAAACCTGTTCCTCTTAGAGCAAATGTACCGAAGTTAGTAGCAGAGTTAGTGATGGAAGCATAACCACCAGACTCACAAAGGACACCATCTTGACAGAAGATAACAAAGACAGAAACTAACTGAGTGTAACCATCGTTGATAACCTTATAACCTGTACCACCAAAGGAAACAATAGTGAACGCTGCAGCAACCATGGACTTACCCTGGTTAGGGAAGGATGCTGTTCCATCTGGTTCTAGACCAGGGAAAGGACAGTTAGGTTGCTTAACTTTATCACCATCAATCTGAGCGCCGCCGCCACCTCTGAAGGAGATAACAGATGCGTTCTGTGTATATGGAGATGCTTCAATAATTGGGAAATCATCAAAGTCACCACGAATCGCCATTCTCTGATTGTTGAAATCATAAATGTAACTACTAGGATAAGTAATGATCGGAGCAGTATCATACAGAGTTCCAAAAGTTTGGGTAATAGAACCAGGAGCTGTACCATTGACAGTATCAGTAGCGTACTGTAGAATGCTATCAAATGTCGCCATTGACGTGGTGATAGCAGATGCAATAGCAGCACATGATGGATTAGCAGCATCTTCTAAGATGCTCCAATCTTCAAACTTGGGAACAGGTGATGTAGTAGCAACGGGAGCGTAGATAATTTTAGTTCCATTTGCTAGAGCAGATGAGAAAGTATGAGCATCTGTATTACTTCCTGCTACACCAGGATTTAAAGAAAGAGTAGTGCTTCCGCCAGATGATGTTACTCCAGTAATTAAGAAACTTTGACCAAAGTTTGCATCAGTTCTATATGGACTTGCATCAGTACCTCCACCACCATGAGCACAACTGTATGTGATAGCACCTTCGGCAAAAGCGATTCTATCAGAGTTAGCAACAGGAGCAACTGCTGGATCTGGAATAACTACAGTCATCGCTCCAGTTGCTGGAACATATGTAGATCCTGTTGGAGTTGTTGCAAGAACATCACCATCAGACCAGTTACGCATTGCTGCGATACAAAGATCTCTTACTTGCTGGAAAGCATATCTAGTTTCGTCTAATTGTGCTTC